AACGTATTAAGTGCTATCAATGGGCAAACAGCTGATATCAAACCTCATCCCGATGATTACATTATTGTATTACAGCAAGGATTAAAAAACGCCTCTTCATTAACGGTGACATTTTACAAAGATGAAACATTTCATGATATTCAAACATGGCTCGTTGATAATAATATAGATGTTGTAGAGACCAATTCCGGGAAACTAATTGTTCAAAAATTTAACTATGATAATTATTCTGTGGAACTTGATATTGATAAAGTTGGTGTTAGTGCTACTACAGGAAGGACAAGCGCATTAGTTAAATCAATAGATGAATCTTACAATATCTATACATATACAATTTACACAGGGGAACCTCCTTATTCAAAGTGGCATGAAAAACAAAAGCAAAAGAAGCAGAAAAGAGACGAAAAAGGGAAAAAGAAAGACTTGGACGAATTAATGTAATGAAGTTTATATTGTCCCCGTTCCTCCAGAGCGGGGCTTTTTTATGTCCGAACTCCGCAGGCTTCTGAAACGGCAAAGAAAAACTTAAAAAAGTTTCCCGATTATTGCATAATTACCAAAAGGTTATTATATTTGCATAGTCATAAGACAGAGTGCACAATGTATGATGACGAAGAAGAGCTAAAGGCTCGGATTGAAGCTGCGGAAAAAGACCTTAGCTTCTTTTCCCTCTACTGGGATGATATTCGGGAAACCGACTGGATTTCGGACGAGGAGCTTGAAGGAAGTGTCAATGATGCGTTAGACGATTTGATTGATGCCAAAAACAAGCTGAAAGAAAGCGGTAGTCCCCCATAGTGGGGCTACCTTTTTCAAGAAACTAAAAACAACACTATCATGGACGTGAAATTAGAACTTAAGAGATGGAAGGCCGATTTTGCTTTGGTGAGTACGAAAGAGCAAAAGGCAGAATATGACAAGCGGTTTAAAGCCTTTCTCGCTTCGTTGTCTTCGGTAGAAAAGAAAGAGTTCGCACAGGCGTATAGAGAAGGAGCAAAAGAGGCCATAGATGAAGCTAAAAAAATCTCAAAGATTATTGATCGTAAACAAAAACTTGACAATATACTTGGATTTGCTTCTATGTCATATATTGCAGAGCATTATTTTGGCAAGTCTCGCCAATGGTTGTACCAGCGTATAAACGGCAATATGGTAAACGGCAAGCCGGCTGATTTTACCCCGGATGAATTGAAGGTGTTTTCTGTTGCTTTATCCGAACTTGGAGAGCAGCTTAAACGCGCCTCCGTTGCAATATTATAGATAAAGTGAAGCCCCTCTCTTCCTCTGGCACTACCACCACTCAGGCAAGTCCTACACCTGCGAATACAGGATGTAGGGGAGAAGGTGATTTGATTGGAAAATAGTATATTTGCATGTGAAGTGAGAATATATATTATGGAAGAAAAGAAGATAATCCAATACAAGGGAGAGCTTGACCTAAACGGTATGATTATACCATGCTATGTCCTTAATGATGGAACAAGAGTGTTGTCGGGAAGAGGTCTGCAAGAAGCCCTAAAAATGGTTGATGATAATAAAACAACATCGGGCCACAGGATAGTCAGATATCTTAATCAGAAGACACTTAGTCCGTTTATCTCCAAATACTTAACATCGGACCACTTTAACCCTGTTTTATGTTATGAAGGAGGGAAAAAGATTAATGGGTATAAAGCAGAAGTATTAGCTGACATTTGTGATGTATTCCTACAAGCACGAAAAGAAATAGACTTGTCTCCAAGGCAGTTGATAATAGCGGAACAGTGTGAGATTCTTATGCGAGCTTTTGCTCGTGTCGGAATAACAGCACTTGTTGATGAAGCTACAGGGTATCAATATGAACGTGAGAATGACGAACTCCAAAAAATTCTCAAAGCATACATATCAGAAGAGCTTCTTCCGTGGCAAAAACGTTTTCCTGATATTTTCTACAAAGAGTTATTCAGATTGAACGGATGGGACTATACAGTAAATGGTATTAAGAAAAGGCCAGGAATCATAGGCAAATGGACTAATACATTTGTTTATGAAGAACTACCAAATGGTGTACTGGAAGAGCTTAAAAAGAAAACACCAAAAAGTGAAGCGGGCAATAGAACAAATCGTTACCACCAACTTTTAACAATTGATGTCGGAGAACCTAACCTTGAAAAGCAAATAAACAAGGTAATCACATTGTTTCAAGTATCTGACAATATGAAGCAATTCTGTGATAATTTTAAGAAGATGAAGATGCGCCAAATTGGACAAATGGAACTTCCGTTTGAGTTTGACGAAAATGGACATACTAAAGAATAGTTATAAAACATTTTAAAAGCATCGAATTCTATGTTTTTGATTATGTTGTTAAATATACGGAAAATAGAACAATGATTCGATTTTACATATATCTTTGCAGAGTAATATAAAACCAAAAGAATAATTACAAAATATGGGAAATGTTCAAAAATGCTCAAGAAAGAGTTGTAAAAGACTCGTAAACTCCCGAATGAGCAAGGGGGAAAGACATGGATGGGCTTCTTTCTCAGAATTTGTGCATAAGCCGTTAAGAGAGATAGTAGGAAGGGGCGAGAGAGTTGAAAGAGGCCGTTATTCAGTAATTGATAATTCTTGTAAATTAATGGTTCCTTAAATGTTGGACAGTATATTGCCTTATGAGTTGATTTTTGTTCAAAAGGTTTCTCCAATGTTCAATGATGCTTTTGATTTTGCTTTAATATACAAGTTCTTTTCTGATCCCTCTGAAAAAACTCAAAGAATTAAATACATAATACGTGCAGAAATTCATGAAGATGTTATTGCGATCAAATTTTATGCAGCAAGGGACAGGAAATTAGATGATAAATACAATCGAATTCTAAACACATATGGATATAGAGGGGCATTGAAGATATTTATCACATGTGCCTATGTTGTGCCCAAATTGATGGATTTATACCCAAATAGTTCTTTTGTCATAAATGGTGCGAGTACAATAGATATTCATAGAAACAAAAAAGAAGATCATAATACGAATCAGAGATTTAGAATTTATAGGTCTCTTGCTTCTAAAATTATTGGAGATAGTCTGTTTGAGCATTATCAGTTTAAGGAGGTAAGTTCTTACTTGCTTGTTAGGAAAGAAGAGGGAATAGACATTTGTGATAAAAAAGATAGAATAAGAAGTCTCCTTATAGATAGATATGATGTTCAAAATATATTGTAACATGCCATAGAACATATGAGTAAAGTGTTAAATTTTTTGCCTATTTGGAATGAAAGAGCGAATTTTGCACTGTGAAAATGAATAAGGAGCCTCGTCAGGTAATCAGCCCTGGCAGAGGCTTTGTTATATAGAGATATTTGACAGCTTGTAGAACTTTTCGGTTTTATAGGCTGTTTTTATTATAGACAAGAATATATTATGGAAGACAAATTTGTAGATATAATAGTAGAGCATTTAGGCCTGGCGTTCTTCATAGGCGTCATTTTAGTTGGATGCTTAATATTTCTTGTTTGGTGGTGTAGAGGAATATACGAGAAAGTAAAAAGTATGGATAAATTGCCTTGTCATGAAAACAGAGAAAAAATAAATTTGCATACGGAAAGGCATAATGAAACATCCCAGGCTATAATTCGAATTGAAACTTCACTTGAGTTTATGCAAAAAAGTATAGATTCTCTTGCTCAATCTATCCAGAAGAGTGACAAGTTACTAATTGATCCTTACACAAAATCTCACAGCCCTTTGTCTATTACGTCTGCCGGCAGAGATATGATTGAAAGATTAGAGGTAGACAAGATGTTTAAAAATAATTGGGATAGGATCAATTTGTTTATAGAGAATAATGCTGGTTCTAAGAATCCATACGATATTCAAGAATTTCTAATCCAACAGGCTGTGGTTTGCCCAGAAAAGTTTTTGCAGCCAGAAGAAATTGACAAAATAAAAATAGATGCCTATAATACAGGAGTGAATATCGTCCCTTACATGAGAGTTATTGCGGTTCTTGCGCGAGATAAATATTTTTCAGAGCATAATATCCTTGTGGAAGATGTCGATAAACATGATCCTTTGAACAAAAATAAAAAGCCGGAATAACCTCCGGCTTTATTTTTTATCCTCTTTCTTCCAGCACCTTCTTCAGTCTTTTTAAACGCGTTATGTCACTCGCAAAGGTGGGATTATCCCAATTCCTCTTCACCGAACGAACATGCACATCGATGTACTTGCTCAAATCAAATATATTCTCACTCTCGCTCAACCGGATCTCGTTAAACGTAACCTGATAGTTCTCAAACCAGGCTATTAGCTGTTTTAGTTCTTCGTTCATGTTTTTTCAGGCAAAGATAACTACGAAAAGATATTTTTCAACAATGTATTGTTTATAATGGATTAATTTGTAATTTTGTGCAAACGGCTTAATTTAAAATGAATTGTTATGTCTTCTCAGCAAGGGCCGTTTATTACCCCAAAGAAACAGGTTGATGTTTTTTGTCCTATTCATGGAAACTGGATTGGGCATTATGATTATGGCAGTGTTGGTTCTTATTACTGCTGGTGCAAAAAGTGTAAAAAAGAAATTAAAATCGTAATGGGAAAATGAAACTAACAATAAAACAAGAAAATTTTTGTAATTATTATGTGGAATGTGGTAACGCTTCGGAAGCTTATAGGCGTTCGTATAATTGTAGTAGGTTGTCTAACAAGTCTATATGGGAATTATCTTCTCAATTGCTTAATAACATCAAGGTAGCATCAAGGGTAAAAGAATTGCAACATGAACAAAAAGAGCAATCGGACATCACGAAAGAAAAAATACTAAAGGAGTTGTCGTGTATTGCTTTTACTGACATAAGGGATTTTCTTACGTTGGAGTCTGGGCAGGTATGCTTTAAGGACTCGAAGGATTGGACGCCGGAAATGGCTCACGCGGTGGAAGGCGTCAAAATGACAAAGGACGGTATTGAATTGAAATTGCACGGAAAAAGCTGGAGTATCTCAAGAATATGCAAGATGCTTGGATATGATGAGCCGACTGTTTTAGATTTAAGGAATGCTCTTGTTCAAATTGATACGGGTATTGATTAGTGTTCTGTTTTTAAGATTTTATTCTGCTTTGTTAGAAAAATATCGGGGTTTATAATTTTGTTTGTGTTCTGAATTTAATATTTAGTGGATAAAAAGATAATAAGCTATAAGAGATTCAATCCTAATTTTCATCATTTAAGAGTTGCGCTCAAGAATGATGACTATAGATTTGTATTTCTATATGGAGGCTCTTCTTCGGCAAAGTCTTTTTCGATATCGCAGGCTATCGTATTGGAATGTATCGAAAAAGGTTACAATACGATGGTATTCAGAAAAACCGGAGCCACGATATCAGACAGCATATATAAGAGCATCCAAGAGGCTATAGGAGGTTTAAAACTTGACGCATTCTTTAAGCCGGTCGAGGGCCAGATAAGATGTTTTAATGGTTCATATATCACATTCAAAGGCTTGGATGATCCCGAAAAGATAAAAGGTCTTGAAAGCTACCAATATGTTTTTTGCGAAGAGATATCCGAATTTGACGAAAGTGATTTTAAACAGATAAGGAAGCGCCTTAGAGGGAGAAAGGGGCAGAAGATCATTGCTGCATTTAACCCTATATCCGAAGACCACTGGATTAAAAAGAATATATTTGAGCAGGAGCAATTGATAGAGGCTGACAATCATCTTTACGGGAAATTAAAAGATAATTTAACCGGGGAGGTCTTAAAAAAAGAATATTCGGAAATCGCTCAGAAATGGACTAATTCTGCCAAGTTGATATTTAATCCTCGAACAAAAAAATACGATACACATAACCCCGATATGGTGATTATGCGGTCTACTTATCTTAATAATTTCTGGGTAGTAGGCTCTCCAGATGGGAGCTATGGTTTTTATGATGCCCAAGTGATAGCTGACTTTGAAAAAGATAAAATAAATGATTACGCGTATTATCAAGTATACGCACTGGGGGAATGGGGAACCATTAAGACCGGAGGGGAGTTCTTCAGAAACTTCGAGATTGGTAAGCACGTCGGCCGTTGCGAGTACAATGAACGTTATCCTATCCATATAACTATTGATAACAATGTGCTCCCATATATATCAATTGGATTTTGGCAAATTATCACGGGCGATGTAAATAGAGCAAGACAGGTTCACGAGATACCGGCAGAAGATCCTTTTAATACGGCTTCTAAAGCTTCTGAGGCAGCGGTGGAATACCTCGAGGATATTGGTTATAACGAAAAGGTGTATCTATATGGGGATGTGTCGACAAAGAGCGGTAATACAATCGATGACGATAAACTCTCTTTTTTTGACAAATTTAAGGATGGTCTGGAAAAATCATTTGTCGTCGAAGAGAGGATGCCTAAAGTAAATCCATCTGTCGCCATGTCGGGGGAATTTATCAATGCCATTTATGCTGGCGCTATAAAAAGTATAGATATTAGAATAGATGAAAGTTGCAAGGTTTCGATAAATGACTACTCTAGTGTCAAAAAGGATGTGAACGGAGCGATCTTGAAACAGAGGGTTAAAAATAAAGATACAGGGCAGACATACGAGCAATACGGCCATTTTAGTGATACGAAGCGATATTTTATAACGGAGGCTTTTAATAAAGAGTACACGAAGTTTTCTCTTAGAAGATCCAGAAATAAGATACCTGATTATTCGATAAGGCATTATGACAAGTCAAAGGTTGACTTGTCTGAAGGATATGGCATGGTCGAAATCAACCCTTCCTTCAATTCGCAATTCGTATTTGTCAGGGTTATATTTAAAAATGGCAAATGCTATGTCACAAGGGCAATGTTATCTGATACCATTATAGATGAGCTTGAGGTATCCTCATTGATTGTTCCAGGCGATAGAGTCCAGGTGGAATGCGATCCTTCATTTGCCGCCTATGTCAAAAATTTAAAGGATCATGTCCAAGATGTTAGAGGCAGAAAGCCTTTCCATGATCCTCAAAAAAGGATATCTGCTCATATCGATTATATCCAGAACAACATATTCATCCCAAGTGATTATGATACGGATATTCTTTTTGAAGCGTTTATTGAAAACATCCTTGACTACAAGGATAAGAATAACA